TTGCAAAAGACTAGAGGCATACTATTAAGTCCAACAGGATCAGGTAAATCTTATATAATTTATCTACTAATAAAATATTTTCTTTCTCTCAAATCCCCCCAAAAAGTTTTAATAATTGTTCCTACTACAAGTTTAGTAGAACAAATGTATAATGACTTTGCTGAATATGGTATGATAGTTGAAAGCGCATGTCATAAAATATATTCTGGTAAAGATAAAAATACAAACAAAAAGATAATTATATCTACTTGGCAAAGCATTTATAAAAATACAAGAAAATGGTTTGCTGACTTTGGTATGATTATAGGTGATGAGTGTCATGGATTTAAAGCTAAGTCACTATCATCTATTATGAATAAGTCAACAGAAGCTAAGTATAGATTTGGTACTACGGGAACATTAGATGGTACACAAACTCATAAACTAGTATTAGAAGGATTGTTTGGACCTGTATATAAAGTAACTACTACTAAGAAGCTACAGGATAGCAAAACTTTAGCAGCCCTAAATATAAGTGTATTAGTATTAAAATATAATAATGAAATTAAAAAATCTGTAAAGGAACTTTCATATCAAGATGAGATAGACTTTTTAATATCTAATGAGAAACGAAACACATTTATTCGTAATCTCGCTATAGATCAAAAAGGTAATACTCTTGTATTATTTCAAAGAGTAGCTAATCATGGTAAAATACTATTTGACATTATCGATAAAAAGGCGGATAATAATAGAAAGGTATTTTTTGTATCTGGACAAACTGACACATCTGATAGGGAAGCAATAAGAAAGATAGTGGAGAAACAATCAAATGCAATTATTGTTGCTTCTTTGGGGACTTTCAGTACTGGTATCAATATTAGGAATTTGCATAGCATTATATTTGCTAGTCCATCAAAGTCTCAAATAAGAGTGCTTCAATCAATTGGAAGAGGTTTAAGACAATCAGATGATGGAAGAGATACTAAATTATATGATATCGCAGACGATCTCAGCTGGAAAGGTAGAAAGAACTTTACTTTAATGCATTCAGCTGAACGTATAAAGATATATACTAATGAGCAATTTAATTTTAAGAGGTACGACATTGAATTCAATTGATAGTTTCAGACAATTTAAATTATCTAATGGTGAAGAAATTGTTTGCGAAGTAGTGCAGTGGGGAGACGAAGAAGAACCAATTCTTATCGTCCGCAAAGCTATGAAAGTGTATCAAATAGATAGATTAGATGGATATAGACTATACACATTACGGCCTTGGATGATTTATACAGAAGACCCCAGCCAACTTATGACTATTAATGATGCAATGATAATAGGTGAATGTACCCCAGCTGCTCCTTTATTAAAACAATACTTTTTTGTAGTAAAAGAACATGCTAAAAATTTTGCAGAAGAAATGAAGGAAATGAACAAAGAGCCCCCCAAACCATTTCCAGATAATATGTCAGATGCAGAATTAGGTAGAATTGTTAGAGACTTGCAAAGTGATGATTCTGATAAAAGTAATGTAATTCATTGGAATTTTGATAAGAGTAAAATGCATTGATATCCGAAGATTGTGAAGCATACGATAAGTATCCTAGACATAGGAAATGGTTCAGTAAATTATATGTTGCTGAAACATTAGGATATGATTGTGGTCCTTGTGGTACAGCTCCTAGTAAAAGTGGAACATACATTGTAAGACCTATTATGAATTTATCAGGAATGGGTGTAGGTGCTCGTGTTCAAAAAATTGAGAAAGATGATTACAATGCAGTAGAAGCTGGATACTTCTGGTGTGAATATTTTGACGGTTCACATTATTCAGGTAACTATAGATTTGTGTCAGGTCAAATTCCATATTGGGAACCTATTAGTTGTTGGGAAGGTATTAATATGCCTGTCAATGTAACTAAGTTTACAGAGTGGAAACGAAGTGAACATGCACCAAAAGTTCCTAGAGATTTTAATGTGCTAAGTGATGTTGCAGTTATTAATGTTGAGTTTATTGGAGATAAACCAATTGAAGTTCATTTGAGAAAATCTCCAGATCCAGACTATGATCATATGATTCCTGTATGGAGTTCTTCTCCAGAAAATACTATTGAACATTATGGTTTACATGGTTATAAATACATAGAGAATTATGATGATGCTGATAATCAATTGGACGATCCCAGATTAGGATTTCTAGTCAAATAGATATACTGCCCCCTCCCAAGGCACAGCCTTATTATACCACATTTTGACCAAAAGTCAACAGTTAATTATTATGAAATGAGATAAATTATGGCAAGAAAAAAGAGTATTCATTATGTAAACAATGCCGACTTTTCAACAGCGGTCACAGATTATGTAACAATATTAGATCAGCATAAAGCTAATAAAACAGAACCTCCCAAAGTACCAGATTATATTGCTCAATCATTTTTGAGAATAGCAGAAGGTTTATCCCATAAATCTAACTTTGTAAGATACACTTATAGAGAAGAAATGGTAATGGATGCAGTAGAGAATTGTTTAAAAGCAATTGCTAATTATAATTTAGAAGCTGCTACTAGATCAGGTAAACCAAATGCATTTTCTTACTTCACTCAAATTAGTTGGTATGCTTTTCTACGTCGAATTGCAAAAGAGAAAAAGCAACAAGATATTAAAGCTAAGTATATTACTCAATCAGGTTTTGAAGAGTTTATAGCAAATACAGATGATAAGCAAACTAAAATAGTAGCTCAACGTTTTGTAGATACATTACGTGATCGAATTGATCGTGTTAAAGAAGCAGACGAAGAAATGAAAAAGATAGTAAAAGTTGAAAGGAAGAAAAGAAAAATAGAATCTAAAGATTCTGATTTAACGGAGTTTATGCAATGAAAATATTGATTACTGGATCCGAAGGCATGATTGGATCCCATTTAAAAAAACATTTTGCCAAACATTATGAAGTTATAGAATTTGAAGGTGATGTTACTAATCAAGATGATTGGGATAATTATCCTGATCAATACTATGCTTTGGTACATCTTGCTGCGCTAGCGGGTGTGAGAGCAAGTATAAAAGATCCTGAGACGTTTTATAAAAACAATGTAGACGGAACTCGTTTGGCTTTAGAGTGGAGTAAAAAACATGCTCAAAAAACATTGTATGCATCTTCATCTAATGCTGCTGAATGGTGGACTAATCCATATGCAGTTACTAAAAAAATTAATGAAATACAAGCTGAAAAATATGAAGCTATTGGAATGAGATTTCATACAGTTTGGCCTGGACGTGAAGATATGTTATATCAAATGTTGAAAAAAGGTAAAGTAAAATATGTAAATGAATTGCATACACGTGACTTTATTCATGTAAATGATTTATGCAGAGCTATTAATAAAATCGTTGACAATTTCTTTGAAGTGTTGGATACTGTAGGTCGAGTTGTGGACATTGGAACAGGCCACGGAACATTAGTAAAAAGTGTTGCCGAACAGCATGGTTTTGATGGAGAATATAGATCAGAAAATCCTCCTGGAGAAAGAGTTCATACTAGAGCAAATGTAGAATGGCTTTATAAGATGGGTTGGGCTCCAGAGTACAATATATTGAATAGTTAGGTAATCAATTGAAATTAGCAATCATTAATGATACACATTGTGGTATACGCAATAGTAGTGAAATATTTATAGACAATGCGGAGAAGTTTTATGAATCAGTTTTCTTCCCTTATCTGTTGGATAATGACATCAATCATATTATTCATTTGGGTGACTATTATGATAATAGAAAGTTCATAAACTTTAAAGCACTCCATAGAAATAGAAAGATGTTCTTAGCAAAGCTAAGAGAATATGGAATTACTATGGATATCATTCTTGGTAATCACGATACATTCTATAAGAATACTAATGATCTTAATGCTTTGAAAGAGTTGTTAGGTCATTATATGAATGAAGTAACTATTATAATGGAACCAACTGTAATGGAATATGGTTCATTAAAAATAGGAATGGTACCATGGATGGCTCCAGATAATGAGGAACAAACTCTTACATTCTTAAAGAACGCTAAGTGTAGTGTTATTGGAGGACACTTTGATATTATAGGAAGTGAAATGTTTAGAGGTTTTATCAATGAACATGGTCTTAGTCCTGACAGATTCAAAAGATTTGAAATGGTTCTATCAGGACACTTTCATGTCAAATCATCTAAAGATAATATACACTATCTAGGATCTCAGATGGAATTCTTTTGGAGTGATGCTCACGATAATAAGTATTTTCATATATTAGATACAGAAACTCTAGATCTACTTCCAATACAAAACCCTCATAGATTGTTTGAAAAGATACTATATGATGATACTAAAGAGGATTATCTTACTTGCCCACTTGATCATTTAGATGAGAAGTTTGTTAAAGTAGTAGTAGTTAATAAAACAGATAACTTTACTTTTGATAGGTTTATAGATCGTATAAACAATCGTAACATACATGATCTCAAGATAGCAGAAAACTTTAATGAATTTTTAGGAGATCAAGTAATAGATGACAAAATATCTGTTGAAGATACTAATGTTTTGTTGTATAGTTATATTGACGCTGTAGAAACAGATTTGGATAAAGATAGGATAAAGAAGGAGATGAGTGCGTTGATGACAGAGGCTCAAGCACTTGAGATTGTATGATAATATTTAAGACGTTACGTTGGAAGAATTTTCTATCCACTGGAAACCAATGGTCAGAGATTGACTTTAGAAGAGATAAAACAGCATTAGTAGTAGGTCAGAATGGTTCTGGTAAGTCTACTATGCTAGATGCATTAGCTTATGCATTGTTTGGTAAAGCTCACCGCAATATCAAAAATGCACAGCTGATTAATAGTATAAACAAAAAAGGAACATTAGTTGAAGTAATATTTAATGTAGCGGGTTCGGATTTCAAAATTATTAGGGGGCAGAAGCCAGCTAAGTTTGAAATTTGGAAAGGGGATGTGATGATTAATCAAGATTCACATTCCAAAGAGTACCAAAAGATTCTCGAGCAAAATATCTTAAAGCTCAATCATAAGAGCTTCCATCAGATTATTGTGCTGGGATCATCCTCCTTCATTCCTTTCATGCAGCTCAGTGCAAATCATAGGAAAGATGTTATCGAGGATCTTTTGGACATAAATGTTTTCTCTAAGATGAACAGCTTGTTAAAAGAGAAGTCAAGTAGTCTTAGAGAAAATATAAAAGATATTACACATCAGATTGATCTACAATCATCTAAGATTGAGTCTCAATCAAAATATATTAAAGATATAGAAAATCTTAATAAGCAGCAAAAGCAAGAAAAGAAAAAGTTAATTGATGATCATAGAGGTGAGATAAAATCTCTACAAGCTACTAATAAAGAATTATCAGATAAAATTATTGATAGAGCAGAAGATGTAGATAAAGAAAAGAAACAAATAGAATCAGCTATATCTCAACTTAATACATATAAGACTAAATTTTCTACACAAGTTAATAAAATTGTAAAAGAAGTTAGATTCTTTGAAGAAAATGATATATGTCCTACTTGTGATCAATCTATAACTTTAGAAGTAAAGAATAATCGTATTGCATCTGGAAAGGATAAAGCTAAAGATCTACAAGAAGCTATGGAGAAAGCTGAAAACAATTTATCAAATAAACAAGAAGCTCTTGATAAAATAGAAGAAGAAATATCTACAATTAGAGATTATCAATCTAATGTTCATGCTAATAATCAATCTATAGATCAATTTCAAAAAGCAATAGATCGCACCCAAAGGGAGATGGAAGATAATAAAGGTGATCTAGAATCAGAGCAATCAGCTTTACAAGCTATGAAAAAATGTCATAGCGATAAGATGGAGAAGAAATTAGAATTAAATGAGCAGGCTCAATACAATCAAGTTATTGGGATAATGTTAAAAGATACAGGTATTAAGACAAAGATAATAAAACAATATCTTCCTGTCATTAATAAATTATGCAATCAGTTTTTACAAATACTAGACTTCTATGTGCATTTTGATTTAGATGAATCATTCTCTGAGACAATAAGGTCACGTCATAGAGACGATTTTACTTATGATAGTTTCTCCGAAGGTGAAAAGCAGCGTATAGACCTTGCGCTGCTATTCACATGGAGACAAATAGCTAAGATGAAGAATAGTGTGGCTACAAACTTATTAGTACTAGATGAGACGTTTGATTCAAGTTTAGACCACGAAGGTGTTGACAATTTGATGAAAATCATATATGCTTTAGGAGACGATACAAACGTCTTTGTGATATCTCATAAAGGCGATCTACTAGATGGCAAGTTTGCTAGTAGAATAGAGTTTGTAAAAGATAAAAACTTTAGTAAAATTAAGGAAATAAGTAATGGAACTTAGTGAAAATACTATACAAGTCTTAAAGAACTTTGCTTCGATAAATCCTAATATTGTTATTAAGCAAGGTAATACTTTAAAGACTATTTCTGAGGCTAAGAATGTTTTAGCTTCAGCTGCTATATTGGAGGATATACCACAAGACTTTGGAATATATGACTTGAACCAATTCTTAAATGTTTTAGGTTTAGTTGATACTCCTCGGTTGGATTTTCAAAACGATTATGTAGTTATTGGTGATTCAACCGGTCGGACGGAAATAAAGTACTTTTATTCTGATATAGATATGCTTACTAGTCCTTCCAAAGATATAGTTATGCCTAGTGTGGAGATTAGCTTTCTATTGGATAATGAGACTATTAATAAGATAAAGCGAGCTTCATCTGTATTAGAAAACTCGTCTTTAGCTATTTCAGGTGAAGATGGTATTTTAAAGCTATCTGTAATAGATCCTGAAAACCCAACCTCTAACACTTTCTCTATTGAGATAGATGGAGATTATGATAATGATGGTTTTAGTTTATTAATTAATATTAGTAATCTAAAAATGTTACCTGGTGATTATCAAGTAAAGATATCTAAGTCTCTTATATCTCATTTTGAAAATGTAGAGAATAAAACGCAGTATTGGATTGCATTAGAAAAAACGTCAACTTATGGAGAATAGCATGACACAAGAAAATCCTACTCCTGAACAACAGTTCATGGAACTTGGTAATCGTACTGCACGTAGTATGATTGCTGTGATCGACACCGTAGTCCAACGAGGTGGATTCAAAGGTGAAGAGTTAACTACAATTGGTACATTACGTGACCAATGTATTCAAATGATTCAAATTTGGGAATCACAATCTCAAGCACAAGCTCAAGCAGCTGAAGTGCCAGCGGAAGAACCTAAAAAGAAATAATTGACATTATCTCCATTTTATAGTATAATGTGATTTTGAAGGAGATGTTATGTCACAAGAATTTTTATGGGTTGAAAGATATCGTCCTCAGACTATAGAGGACTGTATTCTTCCAAAGAACTTAAAAGATAGTTTATCTAGCTATCTTGATAATGAGCTACCTAATATGTTGTTTACTGGTACAGCTGGTCTAGGTAAGACTACTGTTGCCCGAGCTTTGTGTAATCAATTAGGATTAGATCATATAATTATCAATGGATCAGAAGAAGGCAATATTGATACTCTTCGTGGGAAGATAAAACAATTTGCCTCTTCTGTATCGTTGCAGGGTGGATATAAAGTAGTTATCTTAGATGAAGCTGACTATCTTAACCCTCAATCTACACAACCTGCTCTTCGTGGATTTATAGAAGAGTTCAGTAAGAATTGTAGATTTATTCTCACTTGTAATTTTAAGAATCGTATCATTGAACCATTACACTCAAGATGTGGTGTATATGAGTTTAATACTACTAAGAAAGAATTGCCTACATTAGCTAGTGCTTTCTTCAAACGTGTAGAGTTTATATTACAAGAGAATAATGTAACATATAATAAACAAGATATTATAGATATCATTATTAAACATTCACCAGATTGGAGGAGGGTATTAAATGAAATTCAACGACGATCTAGTAGTGGGAATTTTAGCAGTGACTCTAATACTGGGAATACTGATCTATCAGAACTTTATAGGTGTCTAAAAGAAAAAAACTTTAAGGGTATGAGATCCTGGGTTGTTAATAATATAGATACTGATGCAAGTGCCATCTTTAGAGGTTTATATGATAATGCTTATGATCATATAAAACCTCATAGTATACCTCAGCTAATAGTCTTACTAGCTGATTATCAATACAAGAATGCTTTTGTTGCCGACCATGAATTAAATGTTGTAGCATGTTTAACAGAAGTTATGGCCAACGTTGAATTTGTATAGGAGAAACCATGGAAGATGGATATACAGAGTATGGGTATCGAGGTCTTGAAGAAATTAAAAAACTTCGGTCTCGTCCTAAATTATTTCAAGTAGGAGATTTTATTAGTCATGCTGGTCTTTCACTTCCTTGGAAGATTGAGTGTGATGCTCTTTTCGAAGAAGATTGGGCAGGTCTGGCTAGAATGATTATGGATTATGAAACTAGATCATTTGGATCTGTAGAAGGTATTCCAAGGGGAGGTATACCATTAGCAAACGCATTAAAACCATATGCTACTGAAGGTCCTCCTATGATAGTTGATGATGTTTACACAACAGGAACAAGTTTTAAAGATTACTGTTATGAGCATTATCGTGAAAAGTCTTTTGACTATAATCCAAAATGGGTAGTTTTTGCAAGAAAACAACCTGATGATAGATCAGGTGTAAAAGCTCTATTTACAATGCCAGGGGGGTAATATATGGCTTTAGTATTATACACACAACCTAGATGTAATTATTGTGATGTTATGAAAAAAATGTTAGATGAAATTGGACATAATTATAGACTTGTTGATATATTTGAAGATAAAAAAGGACTAGATTTTATAAAAGAAAAGGGACATAGAACCACCCCTCAATTATATTGGAATGGAGCTTGGGTTAATCAAAATAAAACTACTATGAGTTTATCACCTACTGAATTGGATAAATTAATAGAACAAGCTATGGAAAGTGAAAGAACAGCGGGGTTTAATGGAGCATGAGAACTTGTTATGTATTTGATGTAGATGGTACTTTAACAGAAAGTAGACAGCATATAAATTCTGGTCACAAAGAAATCTTAAAAGAATTTTGCAAAGATAATGTTGTATATTTACTTACAGGATCTGATCATCCTAAAACAAAAGAACAACTAGGATGTATAACAAACTCTGTGTATGGATCATTTCAATGTGGTGGTAATGAATATTGGGTAGATGATAAATTAGTTACTACAGCATCTCCATTTGTAGCTCCATTAGAATTAGATAAGTTTTGGAAAGAAAAGTTAAAGAACAGTAAATTTCCTTTACGGACTGGTTTACATGAAGACTATAGAAATGGATTAGTAAATTATTCTATTGTTGGAAGAAACTGTACACTTGGTGAAAGAAAGATGTATGAAAAATGGGATAAGGAAACAAATGAAAGAAATGAAATAGCAAAAGACTTAAATTTATTGTTTCCTGATTATACAGCTCAAGTAGCTGGTGGTACGGGTATTGATGTATTTGAATCTGGAAAAGATAAAGGACAAGTTTATCACGTTTTAAAAGATTCATATGATAGAATAATATTTTTTGGAGATGACTGTCAAGAGGGTGGAAATGATCACCCTTTTGTGGTACAATGTAAGCATCCAGATGAGTTTAATCATGTATCAGGACCAGATGAAACATTTGAGTTATTAGAAGATGTCTATGAATCCGTTTGAATTTCTTAATAGTATTAATTATAAGAAAAATGATATGATGGCTAATCAAGAAGAGAATGAGATAGAAAGTCAATATCCTAGCTTCTTGATTAACCGATCACTTAGCTATTTTCCTGATACAGTAGCTGTTGCTAATGAGATGAATAGATATCATCATACAGATAACAAGCTCCAATATCACTTTTTACTAAATATAGTAAGAAAAAGAAAACGATTTTCAAAATGGATGAAAGCGGATGAATTTAGTGATATTGAAGTGGTAAAGAAATACTATGGTTATAGCAACAGTAAAGCCAAACAAGCATTATCGCTTCTGTCACCTGACCAAATAACTATAATAAGACAGAAGGTGGATCAAGGTGGAAGAAAGTAATTTAGTAGAGTGGACTCCAGCGTCTATGCTTGAGATCACATTAAACGAACCAGATGATTTTTTAAAGGTTCGTGAAACCCTTACTCGAATGGGAGTAGCATCTCGTAAAGATAAAAGACTATTTCAGTCTTGTCATATCCTACATAAACAAGGTAGATATTTCATTGTACATTTCAAAGAGCTATTTCTATTAGATGGTAAAAAAGCCAATTTAGAAGAATCAGATGTTGCTCGTAGAAATACAATAGCAACACTAATGAGTGATTGGGGATTAGTAGATATTCAAAATGTGGATGGAGCTAAACCATTAGCACCTCTACGTCAAATAAAAATAATTCCTTTTAAAGAAAAGGAAGAGTGGGAGTTATGTCCAAAATATAATATTGGCAATAAGTAAGGTTTTGTAATGAAATTCAGTGAAAACGATCACTTACGAGTAGGTGATAATAACATAATAAGTCCTATGTTTACTGTATGGGAGACTGATGAGGAGGTACTACAAAGTCCTTCATCAGCTATCTTTTGGAGTCTAGTGGATCGATATAAAATCACCAAAGTTGTTTATGGTGGTAATGAAAACTTATGTTATATTAAAAAAGACACCCCAGATAAAAATGAACACAACGTATTAAGCATAAACGCTACTGCAGGAAAATATCATGCATTCTGTCCACATGGAGGTGCTGAACTAGTAGTCTTTGGTCTTGAAGAAATGTCAGATCAATGTTATGAGAATATATCAATTGCTAAGGATAAAGGTATCAATGTATACATAGATTATTCTTGGGAACAAATTCCTCAATGGAAAATTGATAACGAAGATTTTATTGAGTATTGTTTAGCTAATAACATTAAGTTCCTTGCTAGTTGTTATGACATAAGATCTTCTCTCGATCCCAAAAGTAAACTTCATGCTGCTATTGATAGAAAATATGAAAACGTCAATTATAAAAAGTTTTTTGAAAACAATATAGTTAATACTAAAGAAGTACATGAGTTCTTTACTAGAGTTAGTGTCAATCATACAACAAACTTATCTTGGAATCTGGCAAGATGTCCTGTAGATTTTAAAGATAAAAAATATATGTTTTCTGGTATGATTGGAGAATGTAGAAAATTAAAAAACAGTTTGTTAATATCTGGATTATATCAAAAAGGTTTAATAGAAAATAATCGTTGGTCTTGGTTAGCTGGTTATGATCCTTATTATCAAGATGAAGATGATCCAAAAAACGATATATGGTATATGAAATATATTGGTGGAGATAAACATTGGTGGCATGATTCAGATGAGGATGTGATGTCAATAATAGATTATTTCTTTGCTAATGTTAATGATATTATTAGAGATAATCCATTTGAAAAACAAACAGACAATTTTAAACTGCCATATTCTAATGACATTTGCTATTATAATGACAACGATAAACAACTGGATGTTTATCAAGAAAGACGTATACCACAAGAGATAATGGAATCTCATTTGTACGTTGCACAAGAATCAAATCCTCATCCTGGATTCTTTACAGAAAAAA